AAAACATTGAAGAAGGTAGTATGGATGACTTCATGAACCGTATGGGACTAGGAGATCCTGATCCATCTAACCATAAGAGAGGATTTGATAGTGCCGATGATATCAAAGACTGGTTTCAACAGGATAAACCATCAGATTGGAGGCAACGTGACTGACCTTTTTAGAATATCTAATGTAGAAGCTCCTACTGAAGGTAAAGTTGATAAGTGGGGATTTACAATTAAACCTACTATCACTGACACTGAATTAATTCTTATGTGTTTAAGAAATGCTCCCTGTGGCGCCGATAAAAAACAGGCGGAAAGATTAGTTAAATACTATGAACAAAATCCTGATTAACTATGTCCAAAGAACAGTGGAGAGAAGTTATTTTATGTGTTAAGAAGGAACAAGAAAAATGTCTTCAACATATGAACAAACCAAAGTATAATGAATTGAGTGAAATCTTAATTCAACTACAAAAATTACAAAATACATAATATGTCTAAAACTGCAGTCATTTATACAGATGGAAGTCAAGAATGTGAGAGAATGGGTTCTCTTCTCACTGCACTTCCAGAGGTGTCTGAATTTTTACAATATAGATTAGGTGAACATTTCACAGAGAAATCTTTTTCTGATGAATTTGGTGACGAAGCAACATTTCCACAGGTCGCAATTGGAAATGAACATATCGGGAGTATGAAAGAAACTCTCCAATTCTTATCAAGTGAAGGTTATTATGATTAGTACAGAAACTACAGAGATTGTTGTGCCCAAAGGTGCAGAATTGGTTGATGATGTATTCTATGTCTGGGAGACTAGGTATGGGATGTATTCATCAATGACCAAACAAGGTCGAAAGATGATAACAGGAATGTACAAAGATAATGTTACATTAATGACACGTTGGCATCTCCAATGTGAACAGGATGGTACTCTAGATCAATATACAAGGGTCGTTGGTAGTGCCACCATGGGTGTCAAACTGTAACAGTTTACAGTTACTAATTAAAGTTGTATAATTATTACATTGAGGAAAGACTTGAATGAAACTACTTACACTTGAAGACTACCAAAAGGCAGGAGAAACTTTCTGGCCAAAATACTTTTATGTTGCCAAAGAACTTGGTGAAGGTTCTAAACCAGAAGACATCCTAAAAGTTATGGAAGCGGTTGGTGGTGTAGCACTCAAGTTGAGATTGGAAGAGGACAAGTCTGGTCCTTTTGGATTCAACAAAAAGAAAGAGGATAGGGAAGATGAAGTCATCTGACATAGAACTTAGCAGTATTTCAAAAAACTTTGAATTTGAAAAATTGTCAAGAGATGTTGATGAGATTTCTGATGTTAAATATCTTCGTGAAATGTTAAAATGTTATTTGAAACTTTATTTCAAACAACAGGAAACTATTCAATCCATTGGTTTGATGGATTTTGGTTTTCCAAGAAAAGAAGGTGAAATTCGTGTTGGAGACGAGGTTACCTTTATTGGTGGGACAAAGGAACAAAGAAACTGGGGAGGTTGTGACCCTGCATATCATTTGAATGAAGGTGTAACATATACCGTCACAAATGTGGAAGTTAAATCACAACACACTAGAATAGAGTTGAAAGGTCTTCAGGGATGTTTCAATTCAGTTTTATTTCGAGTAGATGATGAGTGACAATTATTGGAAAGAAAGATTCTTCTCACTTAAAAGGTGGGTAGAACAACAACCCAACATTTCAGAGGCAGCTGAAAAAGATTGGGAAGATTTCTGGTACAATAGTATTACAGTACCCGCACTAGAAGATGTGTGGAATGAAATGGAGGAAATTGAACAATTGACACCTAAAATTAAAGGAGATACAAATGGCGTTGAGTGATAGTGTAAATGAAAGTTTGGATGATGCAACATCAAGTTTAAGAAATGCCCTTGCATTTGCTGCTCGTAGTGAAAAACCATTCATATGTAAAGAGATTGCAAGTCTCATTCATAAGATTGAAAGTGTGAAACAATCAGAGAAAGTTCTTGATATGTTAGAGACCCGTAAAAGAGGTGATAATGGTCTATTTGGTTCCTTCTTTGATGGAGATGAATAAATACCACAACAACCTGAAAACATCCTAAAGAAGGGGAAGTTTCCAGGTTTTCTGGTCTAAACTATTGGTGTTTCAACACATACTCCTATGACTCTTCAAAACAAAAATTCAAAACTAACTCAAAATGAACTTGATAGTATTGAAATTGCAGTAAAAGAGGTAGGAATCAGGGCAATTCACCCTGAAAGAATGGAAGCATATGCTGAAAGCATGGTAGAACGACTCAAAAATACTCTCAAAGAAAATAAATAATAAGAAAACTGACAAACCATATGGAAAAAACTATCGAGGACCATATTGATAAGGATAAGAATATCCTTGATGATCCCACTATCTCACCTCAACAACGTCGTCACATTGAATCTGAACTTCATGATCTTGAAGAGTATCATGAACACAATCCAGAAGACCATCATGATCCTACCCCACTAGAAATGTATTGTGACACATACCCAGAGGCAGATGAATGTAGAGTCTATGAAGACTGAACCAATTAAATAAGTGACACAAGGAGGGTTGAAAGACCCTCTTTTTTATTGTATTATTGTTAGTAACCTCCAAACTGTCCCAGTAGTGAATCCACACCACATTATGACCCTCAACACACATTTGAACCACCCAGAAGATATGATCCTCACTGGTGATTTGAGTGTCATTAATGCACTCTATGATGATGCATTCGTCAGTGTCAAAATTGATGGTGCTCCTGCCATTGTCTGGGGTACACATCCAGAGAACGGTGAGTTCTTCGTTTCGACGAAAAGTGCCTTTAACAAGAAGAAAATCAAAGTTTGTTATACCAAGAAAGATGTTATCCAACACTTTGGTCATCAACCAAATGTTGAAACTATTCTTATCAACTGTCTGAACTATCTCCCTAGAACTAAAGGAGTATTTCAGGGTGACTTTATTGGATTTGGTGGTAATACATCATACAAACCTAATACCATTGAATATGTTTTTGATGAGATTGTAACTGAAAACATCATCATTGCTCCTCACACATATTACACTGGTGATTGTCCTCTCTATGAGATGGAAGCTCACTCACTACAAGGTGAACTTTGTGAGACTAATGATTGCAAGTTCGTTCAACCTTTTGTTGACCGTGTAAACTGTAACATTACTGCTCCAGTTATTGACACTAACGAATACACATTCCTCACAGAGAAAGAGGCTTACCAGGCAAAGGTCGCCATCAATGCTCTTATTAGGTCTGGACAGAAACTTCATGAGGTAGACTTGATTGACATCCTTGGTTCACTCCGACTTGCTAATCTTTATCTACTGGTTGTTGAGATGAAGGAGGAACTTATGGAGGATATGATTGTCTACAACTGTCCTAAGTCTTACATTGGAGGACTAAAAGTCAATCAAGAAGGGTTTGTTATGTCCACAGAGTATGGTATGATTAAACTTGTAAACAGAGATCAGTTCTCTTACGCAAATTTTGTACAAGGTAGATTTCAATGAGTGATGAACAACTTCAACAAATGGAACCGGTAGAACTTGAACAATTCCTAGAAGAATGTGCCGAGAAGGCCAAAGAATACAAAGTCTCATTTGAATACTACATGGCGGAGTTCGCATGACTGAACAACAAAGGATTACAAGAGCACTATCACAAGTTGATGACCTAACTACTCTTCTTGAGAATAATGAATGGAAAAACTTTCTATATTCACATCTCATTCCACTTAAGTATGAGTTACAGAGACAACAATGTCTCTTGACTAATCAGACCAATTCCACTAACATTGAAGAGTAATTAAACCAAACTGATGAAGACCCTTTTTATTGTTGATCATTTTGTTCCGTTCCCACAATCAGAATATGGTGGAGTTTGGAATGTCCTTGCTGATAGTGATGAAGAATGTTTTGATCTGATTACTACTGACGACGATAGTAATTATTTTGAGTATTATAATATTTTGAGGGAAAAGATTAGTAAGTCATATAAATATACTATCACATCCGAGACAAAATCAGGAATTGTTACTTCATTCCTCACTTAAACTCATATGTCAAACTATTCAACAGAATCTCTTTTAGGTGATCTTCAACGTACTATAAAACATCTTGAAGACAACATCAAAGAGAAGAACAAAGAGATTGAAAATCTTAAAGGCCTAATTTTCAAACTCCAAGACAACATTCAAAAAAGTGACTAACTAAATGATTGAACTTGAACTCCCCAATGATTTTATTCATGAAGCTCCAACAGGGTATTCGTATTCAGTTAGTGAATTCAAAACCAATGTATTATCAATTTGGTTGAATCATCATAAAGAATATATCTACACAAAAAAACCTGTTAAGAGTATCTGGGGATTTGTGCGGTTCACAAAGAAAGGTCACAAATACTATTCACCAATCAACCATAAAAGTATTGGTAAAGAAATAGATATAAATGAAACACGCCCATTCTCTTCTATGAGACTCACTCTCACTCCTCTAGAGGCGGCATTTTTCTGATGGAAACCCGTAAAGATCGTATGGCTCACCCATATATCCCACAGATTGATGATTACGTCATCTGGACACGTACTGGCGGGGTGATTACCCAGGGATGGGTATACTTTGTTGACAGCGAATATATTACTATCGAGACAGGTGTAAAAGATAAACCTAATTGTGAATACACAAGACATGAGAAACATAAGAAGATTCACATTCTGGTAGTATGTCATCCTTGTTTTTGGAATCAGTTAGAGTATGTCAAGAACAGAAGAGGTGATGACTAATAAGACTAAATTACTAACCAATTATTGTTAGTAACCTCCAAACTGTCCCTGTAGTGTAACCAATCAATCATCATGACGACCCCAATCGTAACCCAACTCTCCGAAATCCGTGACCAAGTTCGTAAACAGGATTACAAATGGACTAATGATCAACGTCAACGTTATTCCACTCTTGTCGATCAACGTCACGCACAAATTGCACAATGGCGTGAAGAGGGTCGTGTCT